ATTGGTGCTGCTGGTATATACGTTGTTGGTGGGCCAGTCATCAGCGACCGTGCTGTTGTTGCGCCGTGCGACTTCTTTGAGTTTTTTGCTATAGAGTTCGCATTTGCACTTGGGCGCACTCCACCAACTGGTTTCGCCGCAGTAGGAGCATTTTTGGATCTTCAAACGGTCAAACATGTGATCTCCTGGTAAGTCATTGATTTTACAGGGGAAGCTGGACGATGGTGCAGCGGCCCCGGCGCCCTTTGCGGAATTTGGGTTCGATACCCAGGACAAACAGGACCAGGCGAATCGTCCGTTCCAGTTCGGGACCGCTGCCGTAGCATTTGACCGTGCGCATGGTCTTGTATTTGTTGGTGTAGACGACGTTATAGCCCCTGCTCTGCATGGCGCGGCGCACTGCCAGGGTGGGAGTAACTCGCATGGTATCTGCTCCGTATCAGTTAATATGCAGCCATTTTACCGGAATTGGCGATTCTGGTCAACCGTTATTTGATGCCCAGGGCCTGGCGTTCTTCCGCAGTGAGTTTATTGAGCGCACGTTCGCGCAATTCGGCGCGGCGGCGTTTTTCAGCTTCGCGCCGGGCGATGCGATCGCGCTCAGCAGTGACCTCATTCCACCACTCGCGTATCTCGTCGTCCTGCAACAGGAGGAAATCGCCCTGTCCATTCTGGCAAAGAGCGTCCATTATACGCTGCGCCATTTCATCCGAGGCCCGGGAACGGGGTTTTTTACGGACTACGGGTCGCTTGGAATCCTCGCTATCGTCGGAATCGTCGGATTCCCATGATACATCGTCATTAATCCACGGAGCCGCGGCCCCCAGATCCTCTTTCTTGAGCCCCAGGAGCGTGGCTATCTTATGATCCATCGAGAGGTCCTTCCAGTTATCACTCATTTTGTCTCACAAGTTAATCGATCTGCTGCGATTATATGACGATGCGAGCTACTGGTCAACCTAGCGCCATAACTGCTGCACGACCGGATCCGTGATAGCATGCGGTTTTGGATGTCCGTGGAATACCAGGACGCTGACCCCAGGCGCGATCTGGGTACCTGTACCAGGGGCGCGGTATTTCCTGGTGCCAAAATCCATGCCGCCTTGCCAGGCCGACCAGCGCCAGCTCTGCACATGCGAATCCGCGAACAAACATCTTTGGTCCTGGGTGATCTGGGCACCAATAAAATCTTGATCGCCGTGATATCGGGCCGCTGCTGCTGTGGGTGTTTCCTGCATAAACTGATCCCAGACCCAACCAAAACGCCGGGTATCCCACCACATCATGCTGCTGTTGATGCTGCTGGTAGGACGTTGCAGATACCGGAAGTCGCGTATGGTCCAGAATTTCCTGGTATCGTGTTCCAGGATCCAGCTGAGATCATCGCAGATGACCACATCCAGATCGAAGTACAAGAGCTCGCCCTCAAAATGTCCGGGATCAAACATCTGCATCTTGTACCACCAGCTCTTTTTAGGTCCCGCTATGCCAGGCCATTCGGTCAGGCAATGCTTGATATATTGTGGGGGCACCGATCTATCGTGCTCGGTCCATACATGCAGGATCACTGGTACGCTGAAGTTACGTGACACCATGGACCACAAGCGATCCACATAGACCCAATCATAGGGCTTGCCATGGATCACGCAACCTATGTCTATGTGATCGCGGCGTCTTACCGGGGAGGGTTGTGCCATAGGTGTGGATATCGTGCCAGCACTGCCTGTACCGCGGGGGGATATTGCGTGGCCACTATCGCGCTGGTGCATTTGTGATTGATCGCACTGGTGGTATCCAGATCCTTGAACGCCGATAGCACTTGTTCGGGGTCACGGTGCTGACTTTCTATACAGGCCTGTACCTTGTGGCGTATAGCATCATCATCACCCATCCAGGTCCAATGCCAGCCCACCGGATATTTGAGACCTGCGCAGTGGCTACGATCCTTGCGTTTGACATTCTGCCCCTTGTATAATTCATGCGGGGTATCAAACATACCGCAACGAGCCACTACCGATCCCTTCCAGCCTCGTTCGGCCCGCTGGTCCAAGCGATAGAAATACATCTCCATCCCGCAGGTAACCGGACGTACTTCACTGTCCATGAGTTCACAAATTTCCAACCAATGCGTGGGATCGATAATCTCATCTAGATCACCATGTATGATGATGTCTTGGGAATCGCAGGCGGCCAGGGCCTCACGGAATCCTTGTCGCATACGTGTTTCGCAGATGAGATTGGTTTCAGTTTCCAACAGTGGTAAGCATATGGTCTGTATACGCCCGCCCCAACGCTGATTATATTCGTCCAGTCGTTGAGTGAGGTAATAGGGTTTAGGTATTCCCGAAAACGTGCGGCTGGCTTCCAATATGATCCAGCGATCCACATACTGGCTGGTGATGGCCAGATGTATATCCAGCATGTCAAATTCTTTATTGAATAGGGTAGTATCGATGATCATATCAGAATTGGTAGATGATCTGATATGAGTCGTAGATGGGTGATTTACCTTGCTGTTCTAGGTATTCTACGATCCGGCGACCTTTACCGGTCCTGCGACCATCGGGGAATCTGGCATTGTCATCTATGGCCACTATAGCCCCGGGTTTCAAATATGATTCTATGGCCCGGAATTCGCGCAAGTGATGTTCGGCGCTGTCGGCATCATCGGCCCACTTTACGTCCCAGCTGTCTAGATAAAACAGATCCACATCATCAAGGTCGGTCTGGTCCTGCAACCACGTCACTGAATCCGAGCAGTAGACCTGGAATCTAGCATCGGCGATGGCTTGGCGAGCAGCCGCGCAAGCTTGCTGATCAATATCCACGCTGGCGACCGAGCCACCGTGCGCAGATACGAACTCAGTGAACAACACAGCGCTCTGCCCATCTTTCCAATTTCCGGGGTTACGTAGGGTACCGGTCTCTATGATACGGTACCAATCCAGATCCCGCGCCAATAAAAGGCTGAACATGAGCTCGAATCCCGGGTATCTTACTCCTATACCTTCCTGGAGACCACGCTTGGACCCGGATATAATGGGATTCAGCAGAGAATGATATCGGTTATGGAAATGGTCGATCCAAATACTTGTTTGCATAAATCCTATTTACCAAAATAGTAGCCGATAAATATTTCCATGAAAACCACTATTCTCGTTACCGGGGGTTTTGACCCCATACATTCTGGACATATCGCATACTTCCAAGCCGCCCGCGATCTTGGGGACCGCCTAGTAGTAGGGCTCAATAGTGATGACTGGCTCACCCGCAAAAAAGGTCGGGCTTTTATGCCCCTGACCGAACGTCGTACCATAGTCAGTAACCTGCGCATGGTCGATGAGATCGTGACCTACGATGACACCGATGGTAGCAGCCGTGCTGCCATCCACGAAGTCCGACGCCGCTATCCCCAAGATCGTATCATATTTGCCAACGGCGGAGATCGTACCGCCCGCAACATACCCGAGATGGATGTGGATGTAGACAACCTCCAGTTCCGATTCGGCGTAGGTGGCGAAAACAAAGCCAACAGTTCCAGCTGGATCTTGGAAGATTGGAAGGCTCCCCAGACTCGCAGGCCCTGGGGTTATTACCGTGTGCTACACGAAGTACCCGGAGTCAAGGTCAAAGAACTCACGGTAGAACCCGGTGGCGCGCTTAGTATGCAACGTCATAGAGATCGCGCTGAGTTCTGGCTGGTCAGCTCGGGACGTGCTACAGTCAACACCATCAATCACAGCACCGACCTAGAATCGCGGGGCATATACGAGCGCCACCAACATCTGCACATCGACACCAACGAATGGCATCAGCTGGTCAATAACGAGTCAAGTCCGCTCAAGATCGTAGAGATCCAGTATGGTGATCGCTGTGAGGAAGAAGACATCGAGCGTAAATTTTTATGACCGATATCATCCCAGTATTCATAGGATATGATACACGGGAATCCGTGGCATTCCATGTCTGTGCCAATTCAATCATACGGCAGAGTTCCCGGCCAGTTGCCATCATACCACTAGCTCTGAATCTCCTACAGGGATATCAAGAGACCCACAGCGATGGCAGCAATCAGTTTATCTACAGTCGATTCCTGGTGCCTTGGTTACAGAATTGGACCGGTTGGGCCATATTCATAGACGGCGATATGGTCATACGTGGTGACATTACCGAGCTATGGAATCTACGCGAGTCCGATAAAGACGTCATGGTGGTCAAGCATGATTATCAGACCCGTCAGACCCAGAAATACCTAGGCGCCCCAAACGAAAACTATCCGCGCAAGAACTGGAGCTCGGTAATATTATGGAACTGTGCCAACTATCCCAATAGGATGCTCACGCCCAAGTTCGTGCAATCACATCCGGGCAGCTATTTGCATAGGTTCAGCTGGCTTGATGATCAACGCATAGGCGAATTGCCGATCGAATGGAACTGGTTACCGGATGAGCTGGGACCAAACGATCAAGCTCGATTGTTGCATTATACGCTGGGCACTCCGTGCTTCAACGAATTTGCTGCGACTACGCAGGCCGAAGTCTGGCATCAAGAACGTGTTTTGACCAACTACTGTCAACAAAGATCAACGATATGATCGACAATTGGATCTTCCTTAGCAAGCATGGCAACGATGAGTATATCAACATGCTGGCACGTGGTGCGGGGGCTGAACCCTATAACAGTGATGACTTTGACTACTATTACGACGTATTCAGAGACAACAAGAAACTGGTATTGCGGGGGATACTGAAATACAAGATAATGCGCCAATGTTTAGCGGATGGTCGAGATTTCTATTACATGGATTCGGGGTATATCGGTAACCTCAAAGGTAAAAGAAATCCACAAGGTAATAAAAATTGGCATCGTATCGTACGTAATAATTTACAGCATGATCAGATAGTGCCACGCCCTGCTGATAGATTTGAATCTCTGCAGATACCCATCCATGGACGACGTCATGGTAGTAAGATAATCATCGCTGCACCCGACGAAAAACCCTGCAGGTTCTATGATATCGATCGCGAACAATGGATTCAAGACACAGTCAACACCATCAAACGATATACCGACCGTCCCGTAATCGTACGTGAACGTGCTGCCCGTAGACAGGATCGCGTGTTCACAGATCCTCTCAGCGAAGTTCTCAAGAAAGATGTGCATGCCTTGGTCACATTCAATAGCAATGCTGCCGTAGAAGCTGTGATTGACGGTGTTCCGGTTTTTGTATTGGCACCCACGCATGCTGCTACACCAGTGGGTAATCGTGATCTTGGTCAGATAGAAAATCCTTTCTGGCCCGATAACAGCCTGAGATACTCATGGCTATGCCATCTCGCTTATTGCCAATATCACGTCCGCGAGCTACGCGATGGAACTGCATTTAGGATGATCAATGACGCTTAGAGTCATCAGCTATCTGGCCACTCTGCCCCGGAGCAAGACCCCGGAAAGCATAGCCAAAAATGCCGACAAGACCAACACCCTGCGCTACTTCATCGAAGGTGTGAATGCTGCCGGTGACACCGGAGAAGTCAAAGAAGCAGAAGTAACGCAATGGGAACCCACTGACGTGGCTGTGATACTGGGTTGGGTTCATGAGAACAGCAAAGATTCTCCGCATCTACGTCTACGACGTGAGATCATAGAGAATCAAAAAAAGCATGGTGGTCGTACCATAATCGCCGATAGCAATCTATTCCTATATCGAGATATCAACAATCCTGGCTACTGGTTACGATATAGCTACGATCACGTATTTCCGGCACTGGGAGAGTACTGCGATCGTGGTCCTGATCCTCGACGATGGCAGATCATACAGCAACAGCTGGGCGTGAATCTCCGACCCTGGCGAACAGCGGGCACACATATATTGATATGTCTACAGCGTGATGGTGGATGGAGCATGGGTGGATTTGACGTCGTTGACTGGGCTCTAAAAACCGTACAAGAAATCCGTCAATATACACAAAGACCCATCGTGATTCGAGCCCACCCCGGAGACAAACGTGCACCCAAATATTGTCAGAGATTGTCTAAGCTATTGAGCGGGCGAAGAGTATTCAATGTATCAATTAGCCCAACCAATCGTAGTCTATTACAGGATCTACAAAATTGTTGGGCCGTGGTCAATCATAATTCAAGTCCTGCGGTGGCCGCGGCCATAGAAGGTATACCCGTATTTGTCACCGATCCCGATCGTAGCCAGGCTCGAGAGATAGCCAACCATGACCTCAGTCTCATAGAGCGCCCCGAGATGGTTGATCGTATCGACTGGGTACAACGACTCAGTCAATTCCATTGGAGTCATGCAGAACTAAGATCCGGAGTTTGCTGGCAGCACATGCGTGGATGGGCGCGACTGTGATCGAAGTAATCACCAGCGTCAATCAACACTATTGGGACATGATCGGGCGCGATAGCATAGAATCGTGGCTGGCATATTGGAGCGATGATTTCTGTCTCACTGTCTATACTGAAGAATTCCAATTGCCCGATTATGGTAATCGCGTAAGGCAGATAGATTTTGATCAGCTTGATCCCGATTATTGGCAGCTACAACAAGAAGATTTGCATGACAGTATCAAACGATTCGCCAAGAAAGCCTATAGCTTCATGCATGCCATGAGTCATAGCCGGAGTAGCTGGATAATTTGGTTAGATGCCGATGTGGTTACTCAAAAGAGTGTGGATCGATCTGTCTGGCGTAAAATCTTGGACAAGAATTGCCTGGCCAGTTATCTAGGAGTAACCTACTACACAGACAAACAAGGTAACCCCGGCGATTGGTTAGTGCCCGAGACCGGGGTATTTGCCGTAAATCGGCGACATCACGACTACAAACAATTTCGCCAGGAATATCAGCGTCGATATCACCAGCGCGATTATCAAGATCTCCGGAGGTTTTATGACAATGATGTGTTTGGTGCTGCTATCAGATCCATATCCGGAACCCAGGTCAACGATCTCTGCGCTGGATTCGCCAAGGCCTACAAGACTCCCCTGAAACATACTGTGCTGGGTCCATACCTCATACACTACAAAGCCAAGCACAGCAAAGTCGAATATCAGTCTAGCTTGGCTGAGTCCAATATGCCTCAGAACGAGGGCGTAGCAGATCCTTTGCCAGGCTCCGACCCGACTCCTTGCGACGACCTTTGAGGTGATCTAAGTAGGCACCCCAGGCAGTGTTGATCAAGGGATGACCCTCACCGCGGATCAAGCCCTGGCTCCAGTTCAATAGGTTCCATTCTGGATATCGAGCACGTACTTCATCACGGGTGCGGTCAAATACCCAGCAATCATTCCACTCCTCCATGGTCATGAGTCGTCCCGAATCATAGGCCAGCTGGAATTCTCGCAACCATTCCTGCGTCGCGGGATCACGTAGGTTCATACCATACAATCCACATTCTGTAAATTTACGTTCACGTCCCAGATAAGCCAACCCCACCCCGGCGGGCATCTGGCTCTGGATGAATTTGATCGTGATTGGCGTATGACATACCATGTCAGCATCCATCCAAAACAGCACATCAGCCGTGGTATTGCGGGCAGCATGGCAGACCGAATATACCTTGTGACTGAAACGTATAGCATCCCAGCGAAATCCCAGTCCTGGTGCTTTGCCTTTGCGATCCTTGGGGCCTAGAGCTACTTCACCGCGAGCCCGGGGATCTGATCCCCAACATTGCTTGAATGCTACCAGTTCTGGAATGGTGGCGTGTAAATCTCGCACCGCGAGGTTTGGGGCCGATTGAGTGACTGTGCAATCCTGTGGATACGCATATAACGTGATTTCCCGGGGCCAATTAGTCAAGAATGTATCTATCATTCTGCTGGCATATTTTTCATAGCCGGCTGCGTGGAATGTTGTCACTACTGAATATGTCGTCATTGATATATCTCGTCTATTTTATCATGCCAAAACCAATGTTGGCTGATGCGTTGCAGTATCACGTTTGGATCGATGGGATCTAGGCATTGATTCAGATGTCGCGGAACCGAAGTATCAATCGTGATTCGTGTAGGATCGTACCAAAAGGCATTTACTGCTCTAGTATCAAGCGTAAAAAATTCGTAACCATGTTGTGACCAAAGTGCCTGATACTTGGGTAACGAGCAACCATAGTGAAACTTCCTATCATATGTTTTCTTGATAGCATCATTGACATAAGGAAAACTTGCCCATTCGTTGCCAAAATTACAGTTGACCTCACAACACACCACAGCCGGATGAAACCCGGCAGCTAACATCCGTTGGGCCACCGGGTAATCAAAACTATCTATATCCAGGCTAAAGAAATCCGGTTCCATAAACTGCTGCGGGATATATTCCATGACCGTATCAGGCGCGATCATCTGCTGTATTTTGACCAGCTGCGCAGGCCAACGTTGGGTGACTGATTCGGCCCAATCCCACCCATCGATCCCAACACCACTGTAACCGCGGTGTAATAGATCCAAGGTCATATTTTGGGTACCATCACCGAACCCGATCTCAACGAATGTTTTTTGGGGATTGGTTACCCCGGCCAACATATATTCGATGATACCGGTCTCGTGATTTTGGCTATATCCTTGCCGTTCATATGGCAGATGGTTCATTGCGGTATCCATATCGTATTGGTCTTGCTTTTGACTGGTGCTGCCGCATAAGGACCGCATAAGTCGTTGAGCCATTGGCGATGCTGATCTTCTTGCCCATTGCGTTCCAACAACAACCAGGGACGGTTACGGCGTATAGTCTCGCGCCCGCCCTCTAATACCGACATCTCAAACCCCTCTACATCTACTTTGATCCAATCAACGCGATCATAGGCGAAGCTGTCTAGGGTAACGAGATCACATTCGTGATTGGCAAACTCCGGTGAATCTCCCCACTCATTGACTTGGCGACTGCACCCGCATTTATTGATCTGCATTTCAAATTTTACTCGACGTGGTCTGTCACTGAGTCCGCAGTTATGCAGAGTCACATTGTCGCAGCCGGTTAAATTGAGCCGCAATGCGTCAAAGTTGGTGCTTACTGGCTCAAAGCATACTACATGCTCAAATATCTGTGTGCTGGGTCTCGCGAAAATACCGATGTTGGCACCCACATCGATCATGACGCGGTGCCGGGGGATATTCTTGTATACCCAATACCTATACCTCTGCTGATATTGGACATCTATCTTGGGTTCCAATCTCTGGCTAAAGAATCCCTCAGCAGGTTCGGGACTCCACCAAACGTCATTGACTTTATACATAGTGATAACTATTTACTCTATATGCGTATCAGTGTTTTTGATCAGTGGGGTGCTCAAAATAGTTTGCCGGTATGGGCGGCGTTCCGCACCGGTGCCGCCCGTCTGGGGCACGCCGTGGTCAGTCACGACATGACTGCCGATGTTGCTGTGATCTGGAGCCTGGTCTGGGCCGGGCGTATGCGACAAAATCAAGCAGTATGGCAGCATTATCGCAGCACAGGTCGCCCAGTGGTAGTATTGGAAGTAGGTACCCTACGACGTGGACACACTTGGAAAATGGGCATCAATGGTCTAGGTAATAACGCACAGTGGGGACAGGGGTCAGATCCCAATCGCGCCAGTATCTTAGGAGTAAAATTAGATCCATGGCAGATACCCGGCGATGACATCCTGATCGTAGCTCAGAGATGGGATAGCGAACAATGGGCTGGATTACCACCAATCGCGACCTGGTTGGCAGATACCGTATCTGCTCTCCGTAAGCACACCGATCGGCGTATAAGAGTACGTCGCCACCCAAGACAATCTATACAAATACCCCCGGGTTGCGAACCGGATATTCCGCAACGCCGGGCAGGCACCTATGACGAATTTGATCTTGATACCAGTATCAGACAGGCTTGGGCTGTGGTCAATGTCAACAGTGGTGCTGGTGTAAAATCTGTGATACATGGGGTACCACTATTTTGCGATGCATCCGGCCTGGCAGCACCGGTGGCCAACTTGGATTGGAACCAGATCGAATCACCGCAACGTCCTGATCGGGCTGAATGGTTCCTGCGGCTGTGTCATACCGAGTGGACTACCCAAGAACTCGCACAGGGCTGGCCACTGGAACGTCTGTTAGGAACGCAGTCGTTCTAGGTCAGCGTCGACCATATCCCATACCAGTTGCTTGAATTCCACACGCGGTTGCCAATTCAACAATTCGCGGGCGCGGCTGCTGTCACCACACAGGCTATGCAATTCTGCGGGACGTTTGAACCTGGGATCTGATGTCACATATTGGCTCCAATGTGGTAGTCCAACATGCGAGAACGCGATATCCAAGAACTCACGTATGGTATGCTGCTCTCCAGTGGCTATCACATAATCGCGGGCTTGGGGTTGTTGCAGCATCAACCACATGGCTTCCACAAAGTCTCCGGCAAATCCCCAATCACGGCGCGAATCCAAGTTACCCAGCACTAAGTTATCGGCCAGTCCCAGCTTGATCCTGGCCACGCCATCGGTGATCTTACGTGTCACGAAATCACGCCCACGCAAGGGGCTTTCGTGATTGAACAAGATACCCGAGCAAGCATAGAGTCCATAACTTTCGCGGAAGTTCACAGTGATCCAATGCGAATATAGTTTGCTCACACCATAGGGACTGCGTGGATGGAACGGTGTCTGTTCGTTTTGTTTTCCGCCCTCGCTGTTGCCATACATCTCAGATGTGGATGCTTGGTAGAAACGTGTTTCAGCTGAATGTTGCCGGATGGCATTGAGTATGTTTAGTGGACCCATGGCATTGACTTCGGTGGTAAGCTTGTTTAGATCCCAGCTCACTCCCACAAAACTCTGGGCCGCTAGATTGTAGAATTCCAGGGGACGTATCTGGCGCATGAGATGATTGATGCAACCATCGTCGGTGATATCGCCGGTGACAAGCTCGACATCATTTTCGATGCCGAGCCAACGTAGGTTATCGAGATTGGGCGCCGAGTAGCGTTTGATCAGCCCGTAGACCCGGTACCCTTTTTCCAGCAGCAATCTGGCTAGATAGGGCCCATCCTGTCCGGTCATGCCTGTTACAAATGCGGTGCGTTTCATACCATCTCCTTTGGAGTATGTATGAACGATCGCGTACCGTACTGTGTTTTATACCCGGATGTCTTCCATGCCAGCTGTGCGGAGCCTGACGATATGCCCACTCATCCAAGACTTGGAATCTAACCCCTTCATGATACCCAAGAACCTATTCCTCAGCAGGGCCACTTCGTTGATTATGGTCTCGTAATCAACCACCTCTTCCTCACCGTCTACATACTTTTCTGCATCACGGGGAGTCAGGGCCCGGGCGTAATTTTCAAGGTATTTCTTGAAGTGTCCGCGCCGGATTTTCCTGAGCTGGATATTGAGGTAATTCAGCACCGCTTCAATCTCCTGTAACTGATTGAAGCGGTGCTCGGTGATGCCGGGCAGTTCCTTGATGTTGGTCTCTATGTGCCCCGCCAGGCGGCATTCCTGTTTGGCTTCCGCCAGCTCATTTTCGTAATGAGCTATGAAATCGGGGATGGCAGCGGGACTCGCTACCACGCGGCTATACCACATCAGTACTCCGATTCTTCTTCGTCGTAATCCTCATCGTACTCTTCTTCAGGTTCTTCCGAAGCATCAAGATGCGCAGACAATGCCTGTTTCATGATTGAGTCCCCGGCAAATGCTGTGCGGATATCATCGATGTCACAATCATGGTCGATCATCACAGATAACATGGTATCCGCAGCTTCGCCGCGCTCGCTGGGATTGATATAGCGTTTGATCTCGCGCCAGATATCGGCAGTCAATTGTTCGGTCATTCCACATCCTCCTCGGTTTGGGTATCGGTACTTACCTCAACCTTGAGATTTTGGAAGTCGGCCATGAGCTTGTCCAAGCAACCTTCTTCGTTGCTTTCCCAGGCCTTGCGGAACAGTTTGATCACTTCGCCGCCGCTGCTGACGAACATCAAGCGATTGCCATCTTTCTTGAGCAGGCCTTTCTTTTCGCTGAGATCCACCAGACCCGAATAAGGGTTCATGCCGGTCTCGTAGGGAATCTTGACCTGCACACCTTCAAAGGGTTTGGCATAGCGTGTTTTCATGACCTTACACGCGGCACGGATACCCATGACATCGGTGATCTTGTTGCCATCCTCATCCTCTTTGAGTTTGAGTTTTTTCATGGCTACCACGATGCTGGATGCGTAGATGAAGCCTTGTCCACCCGAGATCTTGTCATCGGGATCAAACATGTCTTGGCTGGCGTAGGTGTGATTGGTACACACCAGACCCACGTTGTAGCTACCAAACATGTTGACGCAGTTACGTACCAGGGCAGTAAGAGCCTTGGGTTTACGACCCAGATCGCCCTTGAGATCACCGCTGTCAAACTGGTTGATATCAGTAGGGGTCAGCAGCATGCCCAGGCTGTCGATAACGAACAGTACCTTGGGTCGTTCACCATCGGGCAGCGTCTTGTAGTCGGTCATGAAGGTTGAGATCGTTTTGGCCACATCGTCGATCATGGCCATGCTCAGCTTCAGCAGCTTGGATTCGTCAGTATCCACACCCAAGGCATGCAGCCAAGTTTCATCCAGGGCGTTTTCGCTGTCAACCAGCACTACGAAGATTCCCTGTGCCTGGGCGTTACGGATGATATTGCCCGAGCAGATGTAGCTTTTGCCTGCACCAGACTCGCCGGCAAACACAGTTACCTTGCCCAGCGGGATGCCGCGATTGAAGTCACCCGAGATAAGATAGTTCAAGGCATAATTGCCGGTACTGATCCAATCAGTGGGGTCATTGAAACCGATGGAGAGTCCATCGATACTTTTTGTGATTTCCTTACGGAATTTTGAAACGTCGAAGGGTTTGCCCATAATTCACCTATAGAAAAGGAAACTGCGGGGCCGGAGCCCCGCAGATATTGCCTGATTACTGCTTCTGCTGACGCGACCGGATCATGGCCAGGATATCCTGGGCACTCTGGCCACCTGCGGCTGCTGCTGCGGGCTTTTTGACCGGCTCAGCTGCGGCTGCGGGTTCATCAGCTTCAAAGGGCGGATCTTCGGCAGCGGGTTTGGCTGCGGGTGTGGCCTTGGCTTCGGGAGCCGCGGCATCAGCATCGGCTGCTGCACCACCCGGTGCTGCCACACCTGCGGGACGGAAATACTGACCCCAACGTTCGATGTCGTAGGGTTTGCCATCCACGCTGGCTTCGAACATTTCCTTGATGACTTTCATCTCGACCTCACCCGGCTTCTTGGGCAAGAACGAGCTGAGATCAAACAAGCCATTCTTGGCGATAGCCTCTTGTTCCTCGGCCGTGAGTGCCGATTCCTTGCGGCTCCACTTGCTGGTGTTGTAATCAGCAAAGCCGCCCTTGGTGGTCTTGGTGATAGTGAAATCCAGACCACGCATGACGTCGGTGGGCAGTTCTTCCAACTCGGGATCCATGAGAGCCGATTTGATGATCTGGAAGATCTGGGGGCCGATAATGAATCTGCGGATGGGATTTTCCGGGGTCTTGTCGTCGCCCAAGGGATTCTTGCGCACGAAGCCTTGGAAGATGTAGCTGCGTTTCTTCCAGTACTTACGACCCATGTCCTCAAGGCTCTTGTCCTTGAACCAGGTGCGCACTTCGCTCAAGATCGGGCAAGTGTCGCCCCACATCTCGACGCAGGGTACCTGCACCATGACTTGTTTGGTATCAGCCTCACCTTTGACTCCGGCAAAAGGCAAACGGATCATGGCCCGTTCGGCCCAGAAGAATGTGTTTTTGCTGTTACCATCGGGAAGGAAGCGTAGAACACAAGATTGCCCCTCCTCAAGATTCCAATGCGGGTAAATGTCGCTAGATGCAAACGAGTTACCACCTTGTTTGTTTTCTGCTGCCTGTAGACGTGCGCGAATTTCTGATAAAGATGCCATAGTAGTTTCTCCTAAAAAGTTGCCTATGTTTGCTGCCTATCTAACTAGATTAGATTTTTGCCTGTGACACAAACAAAAAGGCGCATCACTGAAACAGTATATGCGCCTTGAGTTGCAGTGTCAATAGTATTTAGTCTACTTTGACAAAGCTAGTGTTTTTATTCTCGCCAGATCTTCGTAAAAGCTATCCGTTACCGCGCCGCGATGATCCATGGCATCGGTTGAGTCTTCGTTTGGTCCCACGAACGTGGCCAGATTGTCACCTTCGGCTAGCGGGCCAAAATTGTGTTCCGCAAATTGAACCGCTTCATCCAAAGAATCAAATGGGCCTTCGACTTCATAACCACGGCTGTAATCTTTGTGTATCCAGGTCATTACATCCTGTACAGTTAGGTAACTCATGAATGTATGTCCGCCCCAGCCATAGGGCTCTTTACCCTGCCCACGACCACAACGCCAACGGCCACCACGTTTGCTGATCTCGCCCACAAAGGTTGAATCGTCATCAATGTTGTATATTGCTACAAAGAAGCTGCCTTGTTCATTGTTATCTTCATCGTCTACCGTGTAGCCTTCGGC